CCTGACGGAATGTCCATCGCGGGATCGATGGCATGGTGGGCAAAGACGGACTGCGGATTGACTGTGCATAGAAAGGAGCATCATGTTGAGATTGCAGTTTGGAAATGCCGCTATCGTTGGGTCGGCACACAAGGGGAAACAACAATGCTTTACAACAAAACGGCAGGGACATACTCGGAGAACCTCGATGCCTTCTAACAGTTTAAACAGTAGCCAGATTGCAGGTAGCTCATCTGGTGAGCCTTCCGTGGACAAGCGTTTAAACACACCTGAAACGCCACCCGGGTTACCTGAAGATCGTTTAAACGACATAAGAACCACCATCAGCGAGACATGGGGATGTGAGTTCCTGTTTTTATCTGAGCCGGAATATGACGAGGCAATCATCGGGGTCGTTGAAAGGGCGGCTGGTGCTCCTGTAATTGCATACGACACGCAGAAAATACTGAACATTTTGGAGCGCACCATGCCAATGGAGGATGCACAGGATTACTTCGACTACAACATTGTTGGGTCGTACATGGGTGATAAGACCCCAGTATTTATTACTTCGGCAGAGTGGCTGAGGTTATTTGAGTAAAAGAAAAGGGGGCTAATTGCCCCCTGTTTAAACGCCAACAGCAGCCAGCAGCAGCCAGCAGCGACAGCTTTATCTGTTTAAACGTGCATGAAATGCTGCACGCATAATCGAATCGTATTGTCCACAATAGCGGGGCACTCGATGTTGTCCCATCTTATAAACTCGGAAACTTTTAGGCGCGGCATACGTGATGTAGGCCTCGCCTATTTCTATGAAGCGTTCATGATTCATAAGGTCGATGATGTTTCCGTGTTTGTAAGCGGCTTTGAGAAAATCGGGTGCGTGATGGGTGATGGCCTTGACCTTAAACATCAATGCACTTCGTCTGAGTTGGGACGCATCATGCGTTCCATTTCATAGGTAACACCCACCACCTCCAACATATCCTCTTTGGATACATGATTCGTCACGGCCAAGGCCATTGCGGCTTTTATAAGAAGCCCCAGTGTCTCTTGTCCGTCAACATCATTGCCCCCGATCCAATCTATCAGCCCCGCATAGGCCTTGTAGATCCTCTCAAAGTCTTGGTCTTTGGGGGTTCTAATCTTCATGGCTTTTCTCCATGTAAGCGACTAAGGCCATGGCCTCAGCGTTGCCGTGCATCTTCTGAATGATTTCATACATCTGCGGGGCGATCGCTATCAGGCGGGCATTCGCCCTCTGAGTTGCCATGGGGGTGTTTTTGCTGAAGCAGTCGGCCACGATCGGAATGCCATGGTCACCCTCATAGCCCCACACTGAGTTACTGGTCTTCATGCCCCGTCTACCGACAGTCCACGGGTGAGAGGTAATATGTTTAAACATCATGGCCTCCAGTAGAACAGGTCGAGCATCAGGACAATGAGTCCCACCAAGAGCAGTACTCGCTCAAGCTTTTGCCATAGTGTGTGGTTCATGATTGATCCTCAGGCAGATAAGCCAACAATGTGGGGCGATCTAATCGCATAAGCAACTCAACAATGGCCGTGGCATCTTCATGAGCAAGGTCAATTTTGATTTGTTCAATGACGGCATCAATCACGTCATGATAGGTCGGGTATTTGTCTAAGCGTGTGTGCATCATTTGGCATCCCTCAAAGCTTGTAAGTAGCCTTCAATCCATATCATGCGATCGTCATCTGATAGGTCGGATTCTTCGCCATAGTCCCTCTCCCATTCATAGAATGCCGCATTGGCCTTGCCCCAATTAGTCTGAGCAAAGATATTTTCACCCACTGCTTCTCTGATGCTTTGATTGGGTGAGGTTTGACTAACACCATAAAACACCGCCTCAGCCTCAGCGTAGGTGTCCCACAGATTGTCGCCATGGGCATCACAGATGTAATCCTCGCCATCCTTTTGCACCATGTATCCGTCATCGGTCTTGATAATTTCTAGCATTATTTCTCTCCTGTGTTTAAACGTGTTACTCGCAAGGTGTCTTTGCCAAACTCAACGTCAAGGTGAACGTGCTCGATCCATGAGCCGTCAATGACGTATCGCTCTGCTGACTCAACTAGGTTTTTGAGTGCGGTTGTAAGGTAAACCACCCGCTCGCGGTCAGTCATTGGTCACCTCATAAACGTTGTCAATAGACCAGTCACCACCGATGCCCTGATCTACAGGGATGAACGCGCCTCCGTCCATGTCCTTAGCAAGGGCATAGGCTTCGTCTTCGCTATTGGCCTCTACGTATTCAAAAAAGTACGTTGTCAGCGAGGCAATCACTTTGTAGGTTTTCATTTCCATTGCTCCACGTCAGTTACTGTTAATTCGGTTACAAGCATTCCCTGTATCTCTATTCTGTCGAGGGCTAAGGCTTCGGCCTCTTCCCTACTGGCGGCATCAATTGCAATGTCCACGTAGCCTTCAACGGCCACTGACACGGTAAAAGTCTTGAGGCGCGGTCGTGCGTTCTGTTTGCGCTCATTGGCAACCCAAAGCGCAGAATAATGATTGTCTAATCCGTCCATGTTTTCTCTCCTATGTTTAAACGCTTCTACTACGGTCATCAAGGGGCAAGCCCCCCTCAGGCGGCAAGCTTAAGCTTGGTGAATGTGACACGGCCAAGATCCTCAAGGGAATCAATTTGCACGTTGTTTGGATAGACGTGGGACACGTCAGCGTTGATGCCGATGCCGATCGTTGTCACGCCTAGGCGGGCGGCTGATGCCACTTGAGCCTTGGCTTGTTGTATGTCGCCTTGGCCGTCCGTCAGCACAAAGCAGAGCCGTCTTTTCTCAGGCCTTCTGTAGAGCATCTGATGCACGTGCATGAGGGCAGTCGCGTCATCTGAGCCGCCCATGCCATCGATGGACTCCAAGAGGGTGATTGCCTTGCGGTGATTCATGCTCCAAGGCTTGAGCACTGACGTATAGTCATCGAACGTCACAAGGGCAGTCGCCACTTGAGCCGCGCCTAAGGTTTCAAGCAAGGCCGCGCACGTGGGGGCGGCTGAGGCCATGCGGGTTGTGCGTGGCTCTCCGGCCTTTACCCTGATGCCGTCATACATCGAGCCGGACACGTCCAACAGAATGACCACGGCAGAGTCGATGCCCTCCTCCTCATATCTGCGCTGAAACAAGTTTGCGCTGATCGAGTGGCGGGTGATGGCACGCACGTTTAAACGGCCTGACTTGAGATTGCGCTCGAATGATTCGCAAGCAGTGTTTTCGAATAAACGCTTAACTTCATAACGTAATTTTGCGGGGATCATGATTCAACCTCTCAGTGTAAATTTGGGGGTATCGCCCACGTGGTAGGCATCACGTGCCAAGCGGAATTGTGCGGAGTAAGTGCCTTGCGACTCAGTGCCACGTGGAGCGCGGTTCTGAGGCTCTACAGGGGCGGCAGTGACGCGAATTGGGGGACGTGCTACCCCTGCCCCGCCTTGGCCTTGATCTTCTCCCTCAGCCTCGCCTTGGCCTTCTCCTGAGCCTTGGCCTTCGCCCTCGCCATCGCCCTTGCCTGTATCGCCTTGGTCATCGCCTTGGTCGCCTTGGCCGTCTTCGCCATCATCATTGCCATTGCCGCCTTGGCCTTGGTCTTCGCCCTCTTCGCCTTCTGCGGGTTCGCCATCATCGCAGGGCTGACCTACGTCTTTGCCCTTAGGCTTGTCACTGGGCTTGCCACGTGGGGGCGGCTCAGGGTTTACAGGCGGCTGAGGGGGCGGCTCTTGACCTAATAGGTTTAAACGCTCATAAACCCACACGGCCACGGCCAAGGTGTCGAATGAACTTGAGCACAGGGCAGTCCGTCTAACGGCCTCTTCAAAGATGGGCTTCAAGCCCTTGGCCACAGGCACTTTTACAGTCGCATGAGGGCGGGCATGAACGGCCAAAACAAAGGGGTACTGAGCGGGATCTGACCAGTCGATTTTCTCGCCTGTATCTTGGTTGACCACGTGCTCAAGGGCTTGCGTTGCCATGTCATCGATGAGAGTGCCGAGCAATTCGGCAATGTTGCCAGTGAGGTTGGCCTTGATCGCCAGTGACTCGATCCAAGCATCTTCGATCGCGTTGTGCAATTGGTCAATGTATTGGTTCGCGCCACGCACGTTGAAATTTGTATATTTGCGGTGAAGCAATTCATGGATCACAAAGCCAACATATTTGGCGAGGTCTTTGCGTGTCAGGATCGCATCATCGCGCACGTTGGCGAGGCGAATCTTGCCTTTGGAACTGATCGCGGCAGTTTGCACGCCATCAGTCCATTCAATGGTCACCTCAGGCAAGCCCAAAGCCGCGCAAGCCTTGTGCGTGAACAGGGAAACGGCAGGGCGAAACTCCCAACCAAAATAAGTGTTTTTCATGTTTAAACGCTCCTATTAAATTAAAGTGCTGATCAACTTGGAGTCGATGCAGGAAAGCTTGATTGACTCAAGTACTGGGGCTGACTCAGAGGGCTGACGTGCGGCCACTGTCGTTTTCCAAGCCTCATCTACAGTCATCACCTTGACTGCCCGAATAAAGGCCATCACAGAGCGAATAGAGGGGGCTTCTACAATGTCGCCTGTCTTCGCCTTGGCACGTGCCACATTGATGGCCTTGAGCACGTGCTCGGCCAACTTAGGATCGCACCCTGTGCGGTTAACCACGGCCTTGGTTTCAACGTCCAAGGGCATGAACGTGAAAGGGATCAGGCGGCTGAACCTATCGAGGGTTGCCGAGTTCATGGGGGTTGTGCCTGAGTATCGGCCTGATTCATCGCCATTGCCTAAGGTATTGTCAGCCCCGAAAATCATCACGCCTTGAGCCTTGCGGTGCGTCATGCCGCCATAGCTGACCACGGCATCGGCCTCTAAAAAGCCATTCAATGTGGCAAGGTTTCCGGCCTTGGCGAATGAAATTTCATCGAGCAAAATTACAGTGGCGGGACTGATGTATGCCTGTAGGAAATCACCACGTTTAAACACTGATGAACCATTTTCCAAGGCCTGAGCACCCGCGTAGTCATCTGCGGTTGTTTGTGCGTGGAAGTTATAGCGCACATAGGGACGGCCTGTCTTTGCCGCGAATTGGCTTGCAGTTTGTGACTTGCCTGTGCCCTTGTCACCGCCCATGAACGTGTTTTCGCCCGTCTCTTGAGACAAGAGAATGTGACGGAGAATTGCATCAGTCCATACAAAGTGTGGATCGACAGGCGGGGCATCAGGCGCGTTGTAAATGTCAACCATCATGGGATCGCCCTTCATGTCGCGCACGTCAAGCCCGAACACGTCAAGGCAGGGCTTGCGATCGATCACATGAACCGATGCCATACCCGCGACAATGGCCTGTGAGCCAGTGGCTTGCACGGCCTCATTAAAGGGCTTGAATGCATCGGCCACGGCCTTGGTCACTTGCGCTTGAACTGAGGCGGTGTCAATGCCCTTGGCGGCTTGCTTGCCCATGGCCTTGAGGTCATCGCGCAATTCAGTGATCACGCTCTCAAGGTTGCCCGCCATGGCCTCGGCCTTGATGCCAAGCTTTAGGGCATCGAGTGCCACTTGCTCGGCACGTGATGCCACACTGCCCACGGCTTGCACCATAGAGGCATCGACTGCCTCAGTCGCGCTGATGGCCGTCTCAGGGGCGGCTTGAATCATTTCAAGGGTGATACTGCCCGCGATAACCATCTCAGCCAGTGCCTCCATGGCTTCGGTTTTGTTGGCCATGGGGCGGCCTTTGAATTGGAGCATTGCCCCATTGAGTACAGTGTTTTTCACACGTGCAATTTGCAGTTTGAGGTTTTGATTTGCGGTTGCCATGTTTTCTCTCCTAGTGTTTAAACAAGTGCCAAGGTATCGCCACAGGGGCAGATGGGCAGGCGGGGATCGCCAAAGGTATCGAATGCCCACTTGGCCGTCAGGCGAACAGTGTATGAACATGATGGGCAAGAGGCCTTGAGCATTCGAGTGCCTTGCGTCTTGCGTGATGACATATCCAATGCGGCATGAGGGTAGTCGCCAAGGCCTTCAATGATCGAGCCGTATGCGTCCATGAAAGTGGGTGCACCGACAGTCGCCTTCCAACTGCTAGAGGCGGGAATCAAGAGCATGGCCTCAGCGAGACGCTGAAAGTTCACGCCATGGTTCATGCACCCTTTGGCCGTGTGGCAGAGTTCATGAATAAGCACGTCAAAGACGCGAGCGGGATTGTCTAGAGTAGGGCTGATGAAAATTTCATAGTGGCCATCACTGGAGCGGGTGTCAGCCCAACATTCGCCAATTGCCCCTGAGCGTTTGGCATTAGAGGGTAAAGCGCATGACACGCGAATTGCCAGTGGCAAGGTGTGGCCGTTGGCTGAGAATGAGGGGCGTAACTCCTCGACTGCACTCTGTAAGTAGGTTTCACGTTCGGTATGTATAAGCATGATGATCAAAGCCTTTATGTTCAGTGCCGAACTTGGCACACGTGCATTTTAGGGGCTTTAATATTGTTTACACAAGCCCCCTGATATATAACTGACTAAAACGTGGGGTTATTACCTCAAGCCCTTGGATCGGTCATCAGGCCTTCGACTGTATTTATATTAGTAGTGATGTGTTCTAGGCACGTGAACTAAAAAGCATTACATTTTCAAGCTTCAAAAAGTAATACTTTAGTTACTGCACCAAAATAGTGCAAAACGTCTAGGTGAGGCGATCGGAGGGCGGGTAAGGGTAGGGTAGCCACTTTTGCGATCGAAGCTCCTAGGGGTGTTTTAATCGATTCTAGAGGCATAGGGTTTACCCAAGTTTGTGCCATATAGAGGAACAAGCGTGCCACATAAAGGAACGATAAGTTATCCACAGATTTGTCCACAAGTTGTTCATTTTGCTTGTGCATAACTACGGGATAACTTATCATGCGAACAGTTCACGTTTTAGACTAAGTGAACACTTATTAGACTGGCCAGTCACAAAATAGATGGAGCGATCATGGGACGGACAAGTAAGGCTGAGTATCAGGCGGCATTGAATGAGGCCGAGGGGCAATGGGAGGATCAGAGCGCAGAACCCATGAGCGAAGCGGAACAGTTGGCTGATGCCCTAGTAAAGCAAGCACCAAAGCCTAAGAAGAGAAGAGACGGACTACCAGTGGCAAGTGAACATAAAAGAAGCCTTCCCCTGTCGCCATCTGCGATGGCCTTCATTCAAGGGGTTATCAGAGGGCAAAGCCTTAGGCAAAGCTACAGAGAGGGCTTCAAAAACTCCACAGGATCAGATGCTTCTATATCAGCTAACGCAAACAAGCTGATGCGTGATCCAAGGGTGCAAGCGGCATTACAAGAGGCGTGGGGGGAAACGATCGAACACTTAGTAGATGATCTGGCCGCAAGCAAACGATACGTGCTCAAGGGACTGTTGGCACTTAGTAAGGACAGTCAACCAAGCACACAACTCAAAGCCCTGGAACTCATGGGCAAAGCCTGTGGCCTGTTTACACCTACAGAGGTTCAAGACAAAGCACCAGTGACGGCTGATCAACTCAAGCGCGAACTTGCAGGACATCTAAAGCTTCTCAAGGGGGATCGGTCATCGGTGCAGGACGTGCAAGCCACCGCGTTTAAACAGCGCGTGACGTGATGATGCCCCACCATGTCGATGTGCGTGCAGATGCGTCACCCACCGCCCCCGCACCCCCCGCTGTGGCTGCTGACACCCCTCCCGTCTGTTACGCTCTATTCCACTCCCCCAAACATTTCCCACAGAAACACCCCCCCTATCCAAACCAAATCTCTCACCCCCACCCTATATATATTTTCGTTTAAACAGTTGCGAACGTTCGTATTATCGTTTAAACTCACATCGTCTTGGACACGCAGACGTTAAAGCGAAGTGGGCCTAGGTGGAATCCCTAGGACTTTGTTTCACATATATATAGGAAACAGTAACGGAGTAATCTGCGTTTAAACATGACAAAGCATAGGCAGTTAGTACTGGAGTTCATACGTGCTTATATAAGGTTGCACGGGATACCTCCGTCCTATGAGGTGATAGCCAAAGGAATTGGATTGAGTTCTAAGTCAAATGTTCATAGGATCGTCCACCGTTTAAAGGAGGATGGTCATCTGACTGTGCGTCCGTACAAGTTTCATTCAATTAAGCTTGTGGACAAGTCTGTCAAAGAAGTGGCTTCGTTATGAGTTTGTTAACCCGTAAAGAGTTGGAATCTTATTTGCAGTTGGCTGATAAAGCCCCACCGGCAGAAAGAGCCAAAGTTTTACAGTTGTTAGAATTTGACAGGATTGAGCGCTGTAAGGAATCATTCTTGTTCTTTGTGCAGCAGATGTGGCCTGTGTTTATATCTGGCAAGCATCATGCAATCATGGCAGATGCCTTTGAAAGGGTCGCTAGTGGCGACCTTAAAAGGTTAATCATTAACATGCCTCCTAGGCATACCAAGTCTGAATTTGCCTCGTATCTTCTGCCAAGCTGGTTCTTGGGTAAGTATCCTGAGAAGAAGATCATTCAGACTGCACACACCGCAGAGCTTGCTACAGGCTTTGGACGAAAGGTAAGGAATCTTGTTTCTTCAGAGAACTATCAAAAGGTATTTGCAACTAAGCTATCAAGTGATTCAAAGGCCGCAGGTCGCTGGAACACTCATATGGGTGGCGATTACTTCGCTATCGGTGTTGGCGGCGCTGTTACAGGTAAGGGCGCTGATCTCTTAATCATTGACGATCCTCATTCTGAGCAGGAAGCTAAACAAGCTAACCCCGCAGTGTTTGATGGGGTCTATGAATGGTTTACATCTGGCCCTCGCCAGCGTTTACAGCCGGGCGGGGCTATTATCATTGTGATGACAAGGTGGTCAAAGAGAGATTTGACCGGCCAGATACTGAAAAACGCAGGAAAAGACGGTGTAGATCAGTGGGAAATCATCGATTTTCCGGCAATCATGCCCTCTGGAGTGCCGTTGTGGCCCGGATTCTGGTCTAAAACAGCGCTAGAAGCGCTAAAAGCTGAACTTCCAGTCTCAAAATGGGAAGCCCAGTACCAACAGAACCCCACATCTGAAGAAGGCGCGATCATTAAGCGTGAACAATGGCAGATTTGGGAGAAAGATAGGCCTCCAGCCTGTGAATATCTCATTCAATCATGGGATACGGCCTTTGAAAAGAACAACCGCGCAGACTATTCTGCTTGTACAACATGGGGTGTCTTCCAGCATCCTGATAAACATGGCAATCTGAAGGCCAACATCATTCTTTTAGATGCCATGAAGGCCCGTATGGAGTTTCCGGAGCTTAAAGCTAAAGCTTTTGAGCTTTGGAAGGAGTGGGAGCCAGACACATTGATTGTTGAGAAACGCGCAGCAGGTGCTCCGCTCATCTATGAGATGCGAAAGATGGGCATTCCGCTATCTGAGTTTACACCGGGTAAAGGAAACGATAAGATCTCGCGTGTAAACGCAATCTCCGATCTGTTTGCTTCTGGTGTTGTCTGGTGTCCAGATGCTCGTTGGGCTGAGGAAGTAATGGATGAAATGGCTTCTTTCCCTAATGGGGATCATGACGACCTTGTTGACTCTTCAAGCCAAGCTCTTATGAGATTCCGTCAAGGCGGCTTCATTACCATCGATTCTGATGAACCAGATGAACCCATATATCAGCGCAGACGCATGGAATATTATTAAGGACTTACATGAGTATCGACAAAGCAATCAACCAAGCTCCCATGGGGTTAGACAGCCTTTTAGATGAGGGTGAAGACATCCAAGTTGAGATAGAAGAGGAGCCTGTTGTTGAAGGCTCTGTAGAAATCATCTTAGAAGCTGAAATAGATTTTGACAGCGAGTTTGATGACAACCTTGCAGAAATCTTGGACGAAGGCGAACTGTCCAAGATTGCCACCGAATTGGTGGAATTGGTTGAAGCCGACATCACCTCCAGAAAAGACTGGGCTGAAAACTTTGTCAAAGGCTTAGAAGTTCTTGGTGTGAACTATGAGGAACGCACAGAGCCATGGAATGGAGCCTGCGGGGTTTATTCCACCGTTCTGACTGAAGCTGCTATCCGTTTCCAGTCTGAGTCCATCATGGAGACATTCCCTGCTGCTGGCCCAGTTAAGACTGAGATCATTGGCGCAATTGATCGGTTAAAAGAAGAAGCTGCCGAGCGGGTTCAGGCAGATATGAACTTTAAGCTGACAGAGGAAATGCCTGAGTACCGCCCAGAACATGAGCGGATGTTGTATTCCTTGGGTCTGGCTGGCGCAGCATTTAAGAAGATTTACTATGACCCCGCCATGGAGCGTCAGGTTGCTATCTTCATTCCAGCCGAAGACATGATTGTCCCGTACGGAGCTTCTAATCTTCAAAACGCAGAACGTGTTACCCATGTGATGCGTAAGACCAAGAACGAGATGCGTCGTCTACAGGTTAGCGGCTTCTATCGGGATGTAGATCTAGGCGAGCCAGTACAACTCTTATCGGACATTGAAAAGAAAAAAGCTGACCAGCAAGGTTATAAAGCAACCGATGATGATCGCTTTCAGCTTTTAGAAATCCATGTTTATTGGGACTTAGAAGGGTTTGAAGATGAAGACTCCGAAGGAGAACCGACCGGTATTGGTCTTCCTTATGTGGTTACTATTGATCGGGGAACTAATAAAGTTCTTGCTATACGTCGCAACTGGCTAGAAGACGATGCCAAGAAAACCAAGCGCCAGCATTTTGTAGACTACTGCTACATCCCCGGCTTTGGTTTCTACGGCATGGGTCTGATCCACATCATTGGTGGATACGCCCGCGCAGGTACATCTTTGATCCGTCAGTTGGTGGACGCAGGTACTCTGGCCAACCTCCCCGGCGGTCTTAAGACACGTGGCGCTCGTATTAAAGGCGACGACACCCCAATCCAGCCCGGTGAGTTTAGGGATGTGGATGTGCCAAGTGGTGTTATCAAAGACAACATCATGACCTTGCCATACAAAGAGCCAAGCGGTACTTTGTTGACATTGCTAGATAGGATCACAGAAGAAGGCCGCCGTCTAGGTTCTATTTCAGACATGAAGATCTCTGACATGAGCGCTAACGCGCCTGTCGGTACAACTTTGGCGTTGCTAGAGAGAACATTGAAGACCATGGGCGCAGTCCAAGCCCGTGTTCATTATTCAATGAAGCAAGAGTTTAAACTCCTAAAAGGCATCATCAGGGATTACTCTCCTGTTGATTATGAGTATGACCCGCAAGGCAACGACCGGCAGGTTAAACAGGCTGACTACGACCTAGTAGAAGTTATTCCTGTCTCTGATCCCAATAGCTCCACCATGGCGCAAAGGATCATGCAGTATCAAGCTGTGATCCAGTTGGCTCAAGGTGCTCCACAGATCTATGACTTGCCATTGCTGCACCGCCAGATGATTGAAGTTCTAGGTGTCAAGAACGCAGAGAAACTGATCCCCGGCGCAGATGACCAAACGCCTAAAGATCCTATCAGCGAGAACATGGCATTCCTTAACGGAAAGCCTACCAAAGCATTTATCTATCAGGATCATGAAGCCCACATTGGAGCGCACACTGCGTTTATGCAGGATCCAATGATTGCTGCCCAAATTGGCCAAAACCCAATGGCTCAGAAGATCCAATCTTCAGCCATGGCTCACATTGCAGAACACTTGGCATTTGCGTACCGCAAGAAGGTCGAAGAGCAAATTGGAGTGCCATTACCGGCTCCAGATGCAAAACTGCCTGAAGACGTGGAAGTCCAGTTGTCTCGTCTGGTTGCCCAAGGCGCAGCCCAGTTGCTACAGCTTAACCAAGCTAATCAACAGCAACAACAAGCCGCCCAGCAAGCACAAGATCCGCTTATCCAGATGCAACAAGCTGAACTCCAGCTTAAGGGTCAGGCCGAGCAGACTAAAGCGCAAAAAATTGCCGCTGATATTGAACTTGGTAAAGCCAAACTTGAAATTGAGAACAAGCGGATCGACACGCAGGCTCAACTCGATATGGCCCGTATCCAAGCGCAAGAAAAACAAAACAACCAAAAGGTTCAGGTTGACCTGTTTAAACGAGGAAGTTAATCATGTATGAAGATCAGTCTTTTAAATATCTTTTATCTGATCTTCGTGAGAAGGAGAAAACCCTTCTCGAAAGTCTTGGAGGTGGGGCAGCACAAGACTACCCTGCTTATCGAGAGATGTGCGGGCAAATTCGAGGTCTACTGTACGCACAGTCTTTAATTGCCGACCTTGTTCGAAAACTTGAAAGATATGAAGATGACTGAATTCGATGTCAGTGCTGTAGATTTATCGGGAGTGCTTAATAAGCCCGATGCGGAAAAGGCAAAACAAGTGCCTGATCCGGCGACTTTCCACCTCCTTTGTATGCTTCCGAAAGCAGAAGAGGAATTTAGCGAGACTGGCATTCTGAAATCTGCCACCGCTATGCATCATGAAGAGCTTCTTTCTCCAGTTTTGTTCGTTGCAAAAATGGGGCCGGATGCTTTTAAAGAT